GGATTGGTTTCTCATTACTTGCGCTATCAAATCGGATTTTAATTCAGATAAACGTATTTTTGCATTTCGTCTAGCTGCAACCATTTCTTTTTTGAATCTTTGTATTGCATACTCTTGAGTGTTTGCTCTTACAGATAAAACAGCGTGAGTTATGTATTTGTATATTGCGTCGATAGCAAATTTGTGAACAGTCATATCTTCTTCGCTTCCAAGACCGTCGCTTATATATTTTAAAGTTACAATTCTACCTCTCATATCTGAGCTGAATCTAATCATACCTTTTATTTGATCAATGTAAAACACTCCATTAGCTTGAGACTGCTCTGGATTTAATCCGTATCTACCTCCATAAGCATATAGATTTAATAAATCAGGATTATTTTCCCATGCATTCCATCCGTTAGCATTACCTGATAAAGGGTATGGGCTGTTATCTTGCCATCTTCTTAGTGTTTCAGAAGGCTGTGGGTATGCTACTTCACCGTCTTCGTCAAATATGTATTGATAATTGTTATCCTGAGCATAAGGCAAAGGATTACTTGTAAGATCTGTTCTGTATATTATTCTTTCTACACCCGAAGTATCAACCCAAGATAGTTTTGTATAATTAACATAATCTTGTGGTAAAACCATATACAAACCTGGAGGACACTCTATTTCAATAGATTTTTCCTGAGGCAATGTATCAAAGCTAAATTCTTGTATTGCTCTTTGTGCATGGAAAGCTACATCTGTTCTTTTTACTTTTGGTATTATTTTTTCTTCACCTACATATATTACCATAAAGTTATTTATGATATCTGATATGCTAACAAATTGATAGCCGCCGTAATTTTCATCATTACTGTCCCATGATCCATCAGGGCCTAAGTAATATTCTTCTTGTGTTTGATTTATTAAAGCCATCTATTATTGTTTTTCTTGTTGAACAGTTTGCATTTCCATACCGTCTGCAATTTGGTACATTTGTATGTCTTTTACAACTAAGCCTGCAAATTCTAATATCTTAACTACAAGTTCGGTTTCCTCAGAATCGTGTAATTCAAAATCAACAGAAGTGGTTGCATCGTATAAAGCTTCACCATATACTATTTGATAGCCCCAGACAGCCTCTGCAGGATTTTTAATATAATTACACGTAACACCGGTAATTAACTCACCAGCGGCTCCGTATACTTTATATCCATCTGTGCTCGCTACAAACACGGGTCTTGAATTTGTTGGTTTTAAATACTCTGATTGATTAATCATTAAGTATTCATTGTAATTTATACGTTCCGCTTCTACAAGAGTTGTTGTATTAACAACGGTATTAGGCGTAGGATACAGTGATTTTGAAGTTACTGTGTTCGCATAAACTATAGTACCTAATCTATATAAATTAGCAGGAGTCTGCCAATAGAACGAAGCATTATATGTCATTGCTGCATTCGTTTCGAATAGGTTTATTTTTTCATTAAGGATGTTAAGCATGTCAGAAAATGCGGTATCATTACCAGGCACTCTTCCGTATTGGTTAATATCATAGAAGTATTGTTCGAATATATCTAACTGCGCTTGATTAGCGAATAGATTAAATTCCTGAGGGGTAACATACCCTCGTTGCTCTTTATTAAGTATTGCTAATACTCTTTGATATACGGTATCTACGCTTACAGCCATAATTTATTTTTTATTATTATAATAATAGGCCACCATTTAGTAGCCTATTACTATAAAGGGTGACTATTTAAGTCTTTTTTCAATTGCCTTATATATTTCCATACCTTCATCTGTTTTAAAGAATGCAGATAATGCTGAATAAGGATGTTCATCGAACGGAACAGTCATTACTTTACGACCATTGGTTCCATATGTAAAGGTTCTTTGATCTTGTGATAAGTTCAAAATCCCTTGTTCAACAGATTTAACACCAAAATTTCTTAATTGTGTGTTGTCGTCAGTTGCTAATTCTAGAAAAAGCTGTGGATTTTTCCTAGCAAATATTAATACATCTCTTTTTAATTCAGCCGATGATAAATCATTCACTTGTTCTCCAATTTCTACACGTAAAATTCCTTCAGCCTCATCTAATGATAAGCCTTTAGCCATATTTAACGCTGCTAATTCATATTCAATCCACTCTACTTCATTAGTAGCTATTTGTTGTGGTTTGTATTCTTTATAAATGTTATTTAGATCCGGGTGGTATAAAGATAATAGCTTTTGTAAAACTACATTTTCTTTTGGCACTGATAGTTTACCATTCCTAAAAATAATTCTACCCATTATAACCTGTCCTTTTTGTTCATCAACAAATGGAGATCTTTGGTTGGTAGCGTATCTTAATTCTCTTTGGTAACCTGCTTCTTTGTCAAACCAAAGCATTGATTTAACTCTAGAATGTGCTGTTGCTATTGAGTATACTAATGGTTCTTTGCCGCTAGCTATTTCATATAGTCTTTCTTTAATTTCCCAGGTATCTTTTTTAACTTTAGGTATTTTTATTTCTTGAGGTGCAACCTCAACTTGCTTTGCTGGTGCTTTTGTAGCCATGATATAATATAATATAAATGTTAATAAGAGTAATAATTACCCCTGTCAGTTCAACAAGGGTAACCACTACTTGATAGTTATACTATCCTTTTAATAATACGAAGTTGTTCGCAGCTTGAGTACATAATGTTCTTTCTGATAAGAAATGTACATTCATAACATCCGCGTCACTTGTATAGTTTCCACCAACTGAACCAGTTACCCAAGATTTCAATCGTCTGTCATCAGCTTCAGAAGCTCTGTATCTGATGTGTAAGAAAGGTCTTGAAATATTTTGTCCTAATTGTTGATCGTAAACTGTAGAAGTTCCAGCTGGTACAATCACACCTTTGATATCGTCAATTAATCCACGAGTTGTAGAATCATTTAAATATTTCCAGTCTGTTTTGTAAAAGTCGTATGCTCCACGTCTGAATCCTGAGAATCCAAGGTTAAGTGCCATATCTTCTGAATTGTCAAATACACCGTAAGATGTACCTCCAGCTCCATAAGAATTTTGAGCAGCCAACATGTTGTCAATACCTAGAGACGTTGCTCTATCTAAAAACATCATATTTTCCTCAATAGCTCCCTGCTTGTCTAGCTCTTGTAAGATTGTATCAAATGCGTCGATACCAGTTCCTGCACCTACTGTGCTGAAATCAGTTCCTGACCATACTAATCCTCTTTCTTCTAGCGTTGCAAATAAACCTTGCATACCTGAGATTGTCGCTCCTGCTGCATCTGTAAATGCTCCTGCTGCGTTTTCTGCTTCAACCATACTCATTTCTAAGTAATCCTCAAATCTAATTCTTGATTCATGCTCAGATTTTAAATACCATAAGTATCCACCTGTTCCGATCTCAGTTGTAACTTCAACCCATCCAATTTGAGCAACGTCTGAACCGTTAACCTCATACTTGTCTCTTAAGATGATTGGTTTGTTACTGTAAGTTGTAAAAGATGCGTCAACTGAATTACCAGCTAATACAGATCCTTTTCCATATTCAGAACCATATACGAATAAACTAAGAGGCGCTCCTGCTACAGCTCCTGCAAGAGCCGGTGTAAGCAATCTGTTAGCATTATCATATACTTCAATGTTGTATGTTTGTAAACCACCCGCTAAAGCCCCTACAGACTTAACGAAAGCTTTGTTTACTACATTACCACCTGCTTTCAAAGATATTACAATCGTCATACCTGGTCCAAGTAATGGAACTTTTCCATCTGCACCCGGTGAAGGTAAAGTAATTGTTTGTGATCCAGCTGCTCCACCTGCGGCAGGCGATGTTGCTGTGTCATATGCAATGTGTAATCTTCCTTGTTCTGACCAAACTACTTGATCTGATGCCATAGGCATCTCTGCTCCAACCATTCTTAAGAATCCAGTGATAGTACGATTACCGTATCTCTCAATTTCTTTCTCATAAACTTCGGGTAAAAATTGTTGTGCCCAATCCATATCAGTTAATGATAGGTAATTATCTCCAAATAAACCTTTTACAGGTCTTGGAGTTAAATGGGATAAATTTGCCAGTGTTGCTGGCGCTACGTCAAATGCCATAATTTTCTATTTAATGTGTTTAAAACTTTTAATTTTTAATTTTGAACCACTGTCCCCTGAATCGACTGCTCGCAATCCCCAACCTCCTGGAGCTTTAACTTCATTGTGAACACCTCTCGCGCCCATCTGTACGTTTTTGCTTTTGGAAATACTGGTTTTCATGGCATCGGCTTTACCTTGCTCATAAAAATGATTTGCAATTGAATCTGCATTCATAGCTGTGAATATACCCTTATGGTAACCTTTAGCATCTGACATTTCATTGTTTTCGTTTAAGAACTTCTTAACAAAATTGTTGATGTCGCTTTGGGTTTCCTTTACTTTAGGTGCGTCTTTTACTTTAAAACGATATTTTTTATCTCCAACTTGATAATCAAAACCTTTGAAATCCTCATTGAAAACTTTGTCCGTTTTATTCAAAAACACATTTGCTTGCTTCTCAGCTATTTGAGTTGCTGCTTCGTTTTCTTTTGTATAGCGATTGAAAAAATCTACCGCTTTCTTTTGTTCAGGAGCTAATCTACTACCTCCTTTTATTTCTTCGTAGTACTTAGATTTTAATCCATCTAAGTGACTTTTAGCTTTTGCAAGCTCTTCTCTTTTTGCTAACTTCTTACGTCTTATATCTCGTTCTTCATCGATATCCTCGTCAAAAGCAAACTTGTCTTCCATTATAAAATCAACATCCTCTTTATCTAAATGAGGTCTTGTTGTTTCGTAATATTCTCTTAATAATTGAGACTCGTTTAATTGGCTATAGTCAGTGTTTAATTTTACATAATCCTGTAAACTACCACCTGTGTCATTCATAAACTCTACAACCTTCTGTATGTTTTCTGGTAATTCAACACCCGCAGCTTGTTCTACAATTGCTTGTTCAACTTGCTCTTCAAGTTCTTCTGCTGCTTCTACAACTTCCTCTTCTGTTATTTCTTCAAGAAAGGATTCTTCAGCTTGAACGGGCTCTGGTTGTTGTGGTACTTCTGCTTCCACTTTTTGTACAGGTTCGGCTTGTTGATCTGCAACCACTTCTGTTGCTTCTTGCTTTGTATTGGCATCTGCTTGTGGATTTTTTAATTTACCTAAGTCCAGTTTTATAGTGTCGCTATCTTTATCGAAAGATGCTGTTTCACTTTTAGTTTCAACTGGTGCTTCTGTTTTTTGTTCTACCGGAGCTTTCGCTGCGGGTTCTGTTTTTTTAGGAGCTTTAATTTTAAAGTCCCCCTCTTGTTTTGTTTCTGACATGATAAAATATTATATAAGTGTTATTACTATTATTACCTAGGATCGAACGCACCTAAGCCAAATCCACCGCCCATTGTGTCATTCCCTCCGGATTCGAAGTTAGTTGGGGGTGAATCATTTTTTCTTTGAGAGATCATTTCGCTTTGTTGTGTACCTTGTATTCTAGTACGCTCGTCTTTACGATCTTCAATTTCTTTTTCTTTAGCTTTAGCATTACTAACTTCTATGCCTTTTAATTGCATGTTGTAGTTAAACTCTAAAGCCATTAATTCTTTCTTAGCCCCTACCTCAACTTGTATTCTTTGCTGCTCAATCTGGCCTTTTAATTGCTCTAATTGAGATTTAGTTGCAAACAAAGCTTGGTCTTTTTGAACTTCAGCTTGTGCGGCTACTTGTTGCGCTTGTGCATTTGCTTGAGCTTGAGCTTGTATATTTGCTTGCTGTTCTTGTTGTAATCGTTCTTGACGTTTCTTTTGTCTAACTTTTAGCAATTGATTAGCTAACTTAAGGTTTTTAACCTCTCTAATATCAATAGCATCTGACAAATCAATAAGTCCAGCACTCAATGCTTGTTGAACATTGTTTTCTAGCATTTGTTTTTGTTCGTCATCAGGTGTTAGCTCTAAGAATATACCAAAATCATGCAAGTGTAAATCCCTCATTTCATCTAAGGTAGCTACATTGAAACCACCTATCTTTTGAATAAACGCTTCTTTTGCTGGATGGTATTCTATTATATCTGATATCCTCAAAGATAAACATTCTGCAGTCTCTCTCGTTAAATAAAGTCCTGCATCTAATATATGCCTTGTTGCTGTGTTTGAATTGGCTGCTGCCATTTTTTGAACACCTACTAAAGCTCTTGCATCTGGAGTACTACCGTCTCTTGCTTCATTAAGACCTGTTACATCTCTTATCATTTGTAGATAATAATTGTATGTCGATATTAATGTTTGCAGCTTTTGACCACCACTACCTGTTTGAACTTCTTGAATAGGTACTTTACCAGGATTCATATCACCCTCTTGAGTAAACGATCTACCTATAATAGAACCTGTTTGGAAAAACATATTTAATGCTTCCTGAGGATTATAGTTTGTTCCGTTACCTAAATCAACTTCATTTATACCATCAGCATCAAGATAAACACCGTCAGGTATCATTCTTTGTAATACTTGTTGCAGCTTTAAATGTGTTAACTGTATCATATCAGCAAAAGCAGTACAACGACTTACTATTGATTCAATTCTACCTTGATACATTCTAGGGGCTGTTATAGCGTAATTCATTTTAACCTTAGTGCTATCACTTTTAGGTCGCATCATGTTTTTAGCCATCTCCCATTTAAGAACAATATCAGTACCCAGAACCATTACGCCCTCATATAGTACCTCTAAAGATCTTGACATCTTACCAAATTGCTCTTCGTACATTTCAATAGGTGGATCAAATTGATCATCACGAGCAATTATTTTCGTGGCACCTGTTGCTGTTTCTTTAACTTTATAAACCTCGTTCATGTAGGTTTTATAATTAAAGTAAAGTATTTGAACTATGTTTTGGTCTCTATTGTTGTTTCCGTTACTTACATTATTGTTCCAAACTCCGTAGTTTTGAGAACCTTGCTGTTGTATTTGACTTAACTGAT